ATGGTGAAAGACGAACTTACATATCAGGCGTCAAAGGCTATAAATACTTTATTTTTATATAATGTTTTAGGAACAAGCTATGGAGTCCTGTTAGGGATATTAATTTGTTCTTTGCAGGATTTAATTGCATCATATTTTCCGTTTTTTAGTTTAATTAAATGGTATGGCTTTATAGTATTTGGGGTATTATTATTTAATATCAAGCCGATGGTTAAGAAAGAATATTTAGACCCAGATATTGAAAGAATGCTTGTATATATACGCCAGGGGATAAAAGAGGGAAAGTTTACAAAAGCAGAAGAAAGAGCATTATGGAGAAATGTGGCAAATTCTATTATAAGGGAATATAGCAAAACTACAAATGATAATGATGATTTACATAGTCCTACACCAGAAGGATAAGAGTGTGCGAGGATACGGTGTTATGGTTATAAAGAGGCGGTCATATGACCGCCCTGATTATTTCTTTCCATGTTCACACGTAGTAAGTTGATCACCACATATCGGACAGATTTCTTTTTCACAGTCTGCGTGATGAAAACGACCGAAGCTGACACCGCATGACGCGCAAGTCGTGACTTTCTTCCCTTCGTATGAATCACCAGGATCACCAACCTTCACACGCCGAAACGGCTTTCCTTTATAGCTTATTGTTCTGATTTTACAACTTACCGTTTTTCCGACAGTACAACCACAAACGCGGCACTTCGGCAATATCGCTGGCGCCGGGTATATAAATTCATGCTCAAGGCCATTCACAAATCGGATTTTCTGAACGCGCCCATCCAGAGCGATTATCTGATCCACAACCTGATCGATGAAATCTTTTAAAATCTCATTATCCAGATCCAGGCACATTTGCATATAGTCAATGTGTTTTTTAGAAACAATCCGCTGAGCCACAAGGAAAGCCGACGCTTTTTTGATAAAAGACAGATCCGCGGGTTCGGAGCTGTCACCAGCGCTTTCTATTCCCGCCAGCCGTTCCCCTATGTCATGCACCTTTTTCGTCAATTCCTTTTTCTTTTTGGAGAATTCTTCTTTTGTTAGCGCTTCCGGATCATAAAGGTATAATTCCGTCAATCTGGAAATGGCGTTTTCGCACTTTTCCCGTTCCTTTTCCAGAATTGAACGGCGTTCCATGATAGAAAAATCATCCCCGCCTTCCTGGGTACCTAAATCTGGAATATATGTGCCCTTACCTGTATTATGGGATAAGGCCGAAAAAGTTTTCTGAAGGCTTTCTTTCGTTAAGCTGGCGTCCTGAAATTCGTCGCCCTTTAAAAGTGCGGATTCCAGTTTTTCCAGAGAATCAATTTTTTGTTTCTTGAAATCTTTCTGGATGCGTGCAAGGTTTGCTACATAGTTAAATATAAACGGGCCTATATAAAGATCACTGATAACTTTTTTATTTTCACATGTAAGCATACGCGCCCGCTTGCTGCAATTATAGTATGACGGTCGGAAGCCGTTTTCCCTGACGCGATCTTTTGAAGCAATCATTCCGGAGCCGCACAAAGCACACACAATTTTTCCTGAAAACACATGAATATGATATATTTTCCGGATATTGGAAACGTCGCGGCTTTCCGCGTTTTCGTCCATGATCTTATTGCAGCGGTTAAATTGTTCTTTACTGATGATTGCCGGGTGATTGTTTTCTTTTATAATCCATTCACTTTCCGGCTTCAGTGCGCCGCGGCCGGATTCCCGCATATTATAGCGGTATGTGCCTATATAAAACGGGTTCCGGATTATATCATGTACTAATTTTGATGACCAGGATCCGCCGCGCTTCGTTTTCACGCTGTTATTGTTCAGGCAGCGCGTGACTTGCAACGCCGATCGCGTCCGTTCGTATTCATCAAAAATAAACTGAACGACTTTTACTTCATCTGGATCCGGTTCCGGGTATTTTGTTTCATCATTCCAACGGAAGCCAACTGGCATACGAGCGCCGTTCCACAGCCCATTTTCCGCCCGGTCAAGCATGATTCCGGTTACACGTTCCGAAGTCATGTTTCTTTCTAATTCTGCAAAAATCAGAATAATTTTAAGCATGGCTTCGCCTATGGCCGTTGACGTGTCAAATTGTTCGTTCATAGATATAAAAGTTACACGGTGATTTTTTAATTCCTCATACATGGCCGCAAAGTCAAGAAGATTTCTGGAAATGCGGTCAACTTTCCACACAATAATATGTGAAAATTCTCCCATTCGGACGCGGTTCATCATATCTTGAAAGTGTGGGCGATCAGTGTTTTTTGCTGAATATCCATCGTCCTCAAAAATCACAAAATCATTAATCCCCATAAGTTTACAGTATTCTTTCAACTTTTTACGCTGAAAAGGCAAGCTGTCTTTGTCTACCTGGTAACGGGTAGATACGCGGACGTATAGCGCTGCCTTCTTTTTTGTCCATAGTCGGACGGCTTTATTTTTTTTACTTCTCAAAATGTCCCCTTTCCCCAGGCACCGAAAAAGGGTACAAAAAAGAAGCCCTATTGATTTTAGCGGCTTCCCATGCTATAATATATATGCTTATTTCCAGCATAGGAGCCGTTAATTTTCGGTTCGTCTGGTAATAGAAGCGGTCAGTGTTTGCAGACGCTGACCGTCTTTTTCTTTATTTTTTAAATAAGTCCGAATGTGTGCCGGTTCGCGACAATTCTAAATAGTCCCCGGAGTAACGATAAATCAAAATCCAGTCCGGCGATATGTGGCATTCGCGGAAACCCATATAATTGCCCTTTAAGTCATGATCCTTATTTTTTGGTTCAAGCGATTTTGGAATTACGAGTGTTGTAATGACAGCTTTTAGGGTTTCCATATCTAAACCGCGCTTTTCGCATCTTTTGTAATCTTTCTTAAATTGCCCGGAAATTTTAAGTTTTAGCATATTATTCCTCCAGGCTCTTCCATAGCTCATCTAATGTATCAAAACTTTCACCGCCGCCGTTTTCAAGTTCCATCATGGCTTCTACGGTTGTTTCGTTGGGTACATCCTCGCCAGCTAACAAGCCTTGTAAAAACATTATGGCATATTCAATCTTGTAATCTGGCACGGCATTTAATAATTGAGTTGCGCGTTCTCTTTCGCTCATAAATGCTGATATCTCCTTTCCCTTTTAGTTCTGTAAACTTGGAAGTATCCATAAATCATTAACGTAATTGCTCATATCGGTCGGTGTTTGCAGACGTCGGCCGGCTTTTTGTTTATTTATTTTTGAAATAATAGTCAAGTTGTTGTTCTTTGCTCATATCATTATCTAGATCTAAAGTGGTTCCTAAATCAGAAATATAATTTCCGGGTTCATAGTAAGAAAAGTATGATCCGGACACATGATTGATCAATGTCAATGAACAATCATCTGGATTATATGCACAAGTTCCAAAAGAATATTTTTCTAAAACATCATTAGAACTATTTTCATCTTTTGGGTATACATAAACAATTTCTAAATAATCATCACTTTCATCTTTATATTTTTGAGCAGTGACTTCTTCTGCAAAAGCCACTTGAATAGTACGGCTTCCATTGTATTTTTCTTCACTATACGGTAGACCGGTAGACTGTACTAATTCGATCATTTCTGCATAATTCATATTTGAATCAATGCTTAAATACAGTTGTTGCAATTCATCATATTCAACAGGGGTTTCCGCATTGCTTTCAACCGTTGCTTCCGCTTCAATCGGTTTTTCAACCGTTGATTTTGCTTCATCCGGCGCACTTTCACCGGAATCATCCGTTTCAGAGATCATGGCGTCAACATCCGCTTCCGCTTGTTCCAAAAGTCTTTCGTATTCTGCTTCACCGACCGTTTTCTGTTTTTCGTATTCCTCTTTCACAGCACTAGAGCAGGCCGTCAAGCCAAAGAGCGACAGAGAAATCATTACAATAATTACTTTTGTTTTCATGAGATTTTCCCCTTTCTATCTTATTCGCCAACGGCTTTTTCTTTTTCGTTTTGGGTATCCGTGTCGCTGGTAGTATTCAATGCAGTAGATCCCATTTTCCCCACAGAATTGGAGATGTTTTTTATATACTTCGCTTCAGCTTGCTCAACCGACATTTCCGGTGCCGCATCCTCTTTTTGTTGGCTTTTGATAGTTTCCATAAGTTTATCCACTGATTGCGGCGGTTCGGTTCCTGCATATGCTGGGGCATATGGATCCATTTCCGCAAGTGCGGTATCAATGTCATGGAAATGGTCGTATATGGCCCGCCGCATATCCGGCGGCATTGCAAGAAACTTTTCTATCATCACATAATCAAAATTAAAAAGTTTATATTTATATGCCAGTTGATCCAGGACATCCGAAGGCTTCGGTCTAAACATTTCCCCTTCGCCAGTCCGAAGCCATTCTTCCCGAACATCAAATTCCCGGCAGATTAGGGAAACAACCGCAGCACTTGGAGTATTTGCTGCTGTTTCATATTTAGCCACAGTGTTTCGCTTGCTTCCGATCCTTTTGGCAAATTCTTGTTGAGTTAAGTCTAGTATTTTTCTTAACTTCTTTAGCCTTTCATGCACTTAAATCACTTCCTTTCTGCAATAGATTATAGAACCGATATGGTCTTTTGTCAATTTAAAAATGTGATTAAAGCAACAAAAAGTGAAAATAGGACAAAAAAGGTCTTGACAAATGTCCTTTAAGGCTTTATGATTGTCCTATCAGCAACAAAACATCAACAGAAAGGAGCGGTCAACATGGCAAAGCAGGGAAAAGACTACACGCCGGATCAGATTAAAGATGCTGAAAAGTTATGCCAGCTTATGCAGAAAGTACCGGATGCAAAGCGCCAGATGTTTTCCGTTTCCGTCCTTGCATATATGAACGGCTTCGAAGCTGGGCTTGCAATAGGACGGGATGCAATGGCGCAAACAACCGGATAACGGTTTTTCATATAGCCGGGAACCGACTGCAAGCGGCGGCTGTATGCTGGGAATAAGCGTAATTTTATGATATGAAAATTTGAAAAGAAGGATGTGAAAAATGAATGGATAAAGAAAAGAAATTATGGCTTGAAAGCATAGGAGCTAAAGCCTTTCCGGAACCAATTAAATATGTCTATACATTTCCTGGCTACAACGGATGGTTTAACTTGTCAGAAAGATATATCAGTGAAACGCCGCTGGACAAATTGCAGGAAACGTATAGACAAAATGAAAAATATGTGTGGTCTTTACTTCACAGTAAAAATAACCGGATATTTCCCGCCCAGGTGTTGGACATTTTGAAGAAGCCCTTTAGATTCAAAGTATTTAAGGGTTTCCAAAATTTCAGGTCTGGGAAATCCTAGATAGTCTAATTCATGAACGCTTGTGATGTTTTTATTCACTAAGGCTTCAAAAACAGACTTTTGGATATTCGTTTTACAGTAACTTGGATAAAACATGGCAACCCTCTTTCTGCGTGTATTCGGCTTGGTAGAGCCTGTAAGTACATTATAAGCAGGGAGAAGCAGAAAAAGCAATGGGGATTTATAAGAGGTAGCCAAGTGACGGGGATAACCATATAGCCGGAAAACCGACTGCAATCGGCGGCAGTATGCTGGGAATAAGCAAAGCAGGTGGCGGAAGGAAGGTGAAAAGACTGTAAATAGTGCAATTAAGGAAAGGGGAGATAAGCGGGATGGATCTTGAACAAAAATCTATAGAACGGATTCGCATGGCTTCCAAAATGAGTTTACAGCATTACAAGAAGCCGATTGTATGTACTTATTCAGGCGGGAAAGATTCTGATGTAATGTTGGAATTATTCAAGCGAAGCGGCGTTCCTTTTGAGGTTCACAACAGCCATACGACAGTTGACGCGCCGCAGACGGTTTATCACATTCGGGAAAAATTCAAGGAATTGGAAAACTTGGGGATTAAATGCACTATTGAATATCCGAAGACTAGCATGTGGCAGTTAATAGTGAAAAATAAAATGCCGCCCACAAGAAAGATTAGATATTGTTGTTCGGTGCTGAAAGAAGGTTCTTGCACTAATAGGATGATCGCTACTGGCGTTCGTTGGGCCGAAAGCAGCGCGAGATCTTATAGGGGAGAATATGAAGTATTAGGCAAAAGCATGAAAGACGTTCTTGCTATTTCTGACGAAGAAATGACAGGCAATTATAAAAGTCCAGAATATGAACAACTTTCTCTTTCCGGCATGGAAAACCAGAAAGAAATAATGCTGATGAATGACAATAGTAAAAAACGCCGGTTTATTGAAAAGTGTGAAACGAAGGCAAAAACTGTATGTAATCCGATTATTGAATGGGATGATCGGGAATTATGGAAATTTATTGAAGTTGAAAAAATAAAAATAAATCCTCTTTATCAAATGGGGTTTTGCCGCGTTGGTTGTATCGGTTGCCCTATGGCTTCAAAAATGCGTTGGTTAGAATTCCAAACATTTCCAAGAATGTTAAAAGCTATGAAAACAGATGGAACTGGAAGAACGGCACGCTGGAAAACGGGCGAAGATGTTTTTGCCTGGTGGATGGAAGATAAGACTATACCGGGGCAAATGGAATTTGATGATTATTTTGACAATGGCTAAAAGGAAGGGGGCAATCGGGATAATATGCAAACGGTGTTAAAATATCCGGGCGCCAAAAATCGGATTGCAAAATGGATATGTCAATACATCCCGCCGCGTTGTTTTTTGAATTCAAACGGGTCCTTGAAGAAGTGAATCCGAAATATTTTCTTCTGGAAAACGTGAAAATGAAAAAGGAATATGAAAATTTCATTTCGGAATATTTAGGTGTCGAGCCGATCAAGATAGATTCAAGCCTTGTTTCGGCACAAAATAGAAAACGTCTGTACTGGACAAATATTCCAGGAGTAACACAGCCGGAAGATCGGGGGATTATGTTAGAAGATATAGTTCACGAAAACAGGCCAGAAGATAAAGTGGATCTAGCGCCTTATAAAGTTCCGTTTGATAAGACACTGCAAATCATTGAAAAGGAAGTACAGAAAGGAAAGATCGGGTATTTCAAATACGATGCACAGGCGAACCGGGTTTATTCCATTCATGGGAAATCGGTTACTTTGCTGGGGGAAGCTGGCGGCGGCGCCGCGAAAATGGGTCAGTATCTTTTTGGTTGCATTACGCCGGATCGGGTGGATAAAAGGCAGCACGGGCAGCGGTTCAACAAAGGCGATAAATTTTATACACTGACAGCACAAGACCGACACGGCGTATTTATTGACGGGTATATCAGGAAATTAACGCCGATAGAATGCGAACGCTTACAAACCTTACCGGATGAATACACGGCCGGCGTGAGTGACGCACAGCGCTATAAAGTCTTGGGGAATGGTTGGACGGTTGAAGTCATAACACATATTTTGAAATCACTTCCGACATAGAAAGGGCTTCAGGACACGAAAAAATAAAAGAAAGGGGGAATTCGCAAAATGCTACACGTTGATTTAACGGAATTAGCGAGCGGAACATTACAAGAAAAATTCGATCGGGAGATTACGCGCGTTATTGAAAACATGCAAGATCCGAACACGCCGTTTAATGAAAATCGGAAAATCACAATCAATCTTTCTTTTCATCAAAACGAGTTGCGCGACGACGCGAAGATCGAAATTTCCGTAAAGTCTAAACTTGCCGGGGTTATTTCAGCAAAGACAAATTTTGCAATGGGTAAAGATTTGCAGTCCGGCCAAGTGTTGATTAAGGAATACGGGAAACAGATTCCGGGGCAAATGTCTTTTTCTGATATTCCAGCGCCAGAAGAAAAAAAGGAAACAGAAAAACCGAAAATCGCTTCAATGCCGCGGGCTTTAAGGGCTAACGGCTAAAACGGAAAGAGAGGTAAAACAGAATGATTAAAGAAGCATTACAGTATATTATCGGGCTGCAGCAGCCGCGGATCGAGGAAATCAACAATCAGAAATATTATTTTCACAATGGGATCCCGATGTTGGTTTATGGTTGCCGAAAGTGTGAACCACTGGAAATTTCAACATTGACTTCGCTTGTAGATTACATAAAAGACCGTATGTCAGACGATTTTTCCATGCCTGGCGGAATGCCAAAAATGATTGTTCATGTGGAATCAGAAACAGAAGTCCGGCTTGTTACTGTCTTTAATAATGATATGGAAAGATGGGAAATTGCAAAGGTGACGGCCAGGGTTCCGGCTATTTCGTTAAATAGATTCATCGATCAGGAATCCTTTATCATTCAAATGCAATCCATGTTTTTAGATACAAAGGATAAAGCGATCGTTATGCAAGTGGCTGGGAATGTTGAAGATAGAACAGTTGCTAACTATGGGGATGATGGCGTTTCGCAAAAAGCCACGATTAAAACTGGGCTTGCAAACGTAGAAGATGTAATTGTTCCAAATCCGGTAAAATTGAAGCCTTTTAGGACATTCCACGAAGTGGATCAACAGGAAATTAATTTTGTTTTCCGGATGAAAAACGGCGCTGGCAGCGTTTCTTGCGCACTGTTTGAAGCCGATGGTGGCGCCTGGAAATTTAGGGCTGTTCATAGTATCGCTGAATACCTGACAGACCAATTAAAAGATGTGGCGAATATTGCCGTTCTGTCATAGAGCCTATGCTGAATGAATGGAAGCCTATTCCTGGATATGGCGGAAAATATGAAGCATCTTTTTTCGGGAAGATACGGCGCACATACAGAACAAAGCCACCGAAAATTCTTTCGCAATATGAAAGGACGAAAAAACAGTGCGGAAGCCGAAAGCTATTTGTCAAGCTGACAAAAGACGGCGAATCAGGAAAAGAAATAAATGTTGCACAAATAATTTATATAACACATGTTGGAGTAATTCCTAAAGGATATGTTGTTGTCCACAAAAACGGTTCTTTTTTAGATAACGAAGCGAATAATTTAAAACTTATGTCACAACAGGAATTAGGTCAGAAATACGGTGCTATGTCAAGAAAGAAAAGCGTTGTTAAAATTTCACTGGACGGGGAAGAGGTTGCTTTTTATTGTTCAGCCAGGGAAGCCGCCAGGAAAAATTTTATGTCATATCAGACGATAATTGATCGTTGCAATGGAATTGTAAAGAAAAGCATAGCGCCGGATGGATTTGATTATGCCTGGGAAGATAGCGCAATTTCAATCAAAAAGGCAAAAGAACGTTTAAAAGCGAGGAAAAAACAAACAGATGAAAGAAAGAAAATATGTAAAGGAAACGCCGGTTGTTATCTATGACAAAAACGGGCTTCCGAATATGATGTTAAAGCTTGAGAATATGGCGCCCGAAAAGGAACTGGTGGATCCGGTTTTTATCGTTAAGGGCGTGGAATATGATTCCATTTATCTTTCCAGATTCTTAAACAGCGCTGCAAAAGATCAGGTTGTTTCCCTTCCGTTCCGGGATCCGCTGACAAGTATCAGCATGGACGAAGCGATCGCAAAAATCCGCCGGAAGGGGGAAGGCTGGCACTTGCTGACTAATTGCGAGTGGCAGTATATAAAGGACACGACGCGGTCAGGAACGCACGGAAATACATCATATGGAGTTTATCACGCTGACAATGCGGAAAGTGGCATAATAAGCAAATACGGACGCACAGAAACGGGATCCGGCCCGGCTTCATGGTTCCACAACGGAGATCCTGAAACCGGTATAGCGGACACGATCGGGAACGTGTGGAAAATCGTTTCTGGAATCCGCCTGAAAAATGGAAAGCTGCAGTACATGCCGGATAATGACGCTGCGGCGCCTGGCGCGGATTTGTCGGAAAATAGTACGGAATTTCTGGAAGTGCTGGTGGATGGCTGCCCGGTCAAAATAGGCCCTGGCAAAAATGGGATGATGATTACAACCGGAAAAGTGAAAGGCTGGGATTGCGTGGAGCGTGGCGACGTATGTATTGATCTGAAAACCGTTCCGGATATTTTGAAAGAACTTGGAATTATTACAGATGATGCAGAATCTGAAACAGAAATTTTCGTGGCTGACGCGGAGCTTGACGAAGCAATATGTTTCGTGGGTGCGTATTGGAGCCACACTTCGCATTCCGGGCCTTCCTCGCTGAATTTGGGGCATTCGCGGACGAGCGTGAACATGATCATCGGTCTATTTTCTGCTTTATTGGGGAAACCTGTTATCCGGTAACTGAAATCTGCATTCCCGCGCGATAGCGTGGTTAATATGCCCATAGAGTGCCGGAAAGATGGAACTATGAGAAAATTCCAAAGAATTAGAATATTACTAAAGGGGGCCGACAATGGCAGCAAAAAAAGCGGGCGAACGCCAGAATTCAAAAGCTGAAAATTTAAAAGAGATTTTAAAAGGGTTTGGAATCCATTCACAAAAAGATCTTGACGAAGCATTATATAAGGCCCTGGACGGCCTGACAATCGGCATTATGACAGAAGCGCCGATCACTAATAATACATAAAAAATAATGGCGTAACGGTCAAGATTGGAGCCTTTCCGTTACGCCTGATTCTCAAACTGACGGAACCCGCCAGCCTTTAATAATTGTAAGTGCTGACGGGTGAAATGTCAAGACAAGAATTATATCCCTATGGGGATGGTATAACCAGAATTTCCGATCCGTTCTGGATGAACTGTTGTGAAAAGTGCGGATATTCGTTCTGGTCGTGTTTATGTACGGTGAATTGTCCGGAGTGCGGGAATCATGAACTAAAACAAACGCTAGGAAATGTCTCGTATGAACAAATTATTGCTGAACGCGGCGAACCGATAAAGCCAAAATCAGAATAAATCATACTTTATCAAAGTTTATCAGAGTTTATCAGAATAAATCAGAATAAATCAGAGTTCGCAAGCGGGAAGGACGGTGGAAAATTGAATAGATTAGGTTTTATTATTCTTTCAATCTTGCAAAAATCCAAAGCGACAAGCCGGTTATCATCAATGACAGTCCGGGAAATTGCGTCCGCGGAAGAATTCGGATTGAAAGAAAACACAATATTTAAAAAAATAAAGGATTTTGAACAATCCGGCTATATTAGCCGTGGCCTGAAAGAAGGCCGGGCTGACACTTTTTTTATCACGCCGGAAGGCTGCAAATGCCTGGAAAAAGAAAGGGGTAAATCATGAAGAAAAAAATATCATTCGTGGCCGTGGGCCAGGCCGCCGGGAATGTCGGCCGCTTGCTGGAAGAAAAGGGTTATTCCGTGATCTATATTAACACGTCACAGGAAGATCTTGACACGCTGGAAAAGGCGAAATTCAAATACCACATTCCGCGCGGTGAGGGCTGCAACAAAGACCGGCACAAGGCAAAACAGCTTGTGATCGATGATTTTGACAATATCGCCGGAGAAATCGAATCAAAAGTAAAGGCGGATATGCTTTTTGTTATTTTTGCCAGCGGCGGCGGAACCGGATCCGGCGCAGGGCCTATGCTGATCGATCTGCTGATTGACGAAGGGAAAAACGCAGGGGCCATAACAATTATTCCGGCACCTGATGAAAGCGTGAAATCGCATATCAATTCATACGAATGTTTTTCAGAACTGACAAAGATCCAGGGAACCGGGGCTTGTTTCATCATTGACAATAAAACCGGGGAAAAGCTGGAATTGAATAAATTGTTTGTGAATTCCCTGGCCGCTTTCCTGGAAATTCCTGAAAAGCACAAAAGCGTAAAGGGCAATATTGACAAAGCGGAAATTATGGAAACGCTGAATTCCCACGGAATGGCCCTGATAGCGCGCAGCAGCGGCAAGGAAAGCGCCGAAGTAATCCAGGCTATAAAGGACAGCACTTCCGCGCCGATGGAGCCGGATCGGGCCGTCAAATACATTACTGCATCACTGGCTGGAAATGTCCGCATGAATGACTTGGAAAAGGCGTTTGGAACGCCGATCGATACTTTCCAGACGTTTAACGACAGTGAAACAATTTGTTGTATTTCGGGGCTTACATATCCTCTTTCCCGCTTGGAAGCCGTGTATGAAAAGGTTGACGAAAATAAAGATTTGATAAAAAAGAATCTGGCAGCCGCAAGGGAAACAGAATTAAAAAAAGGCGTGAATTTCCTGGATGAAGTGGAGCCGCAAAAGAAAAAAGCGCCGGATAAAAAACCGCAGTCAAAGCGGGATATTATGAGCAAATACTTATAACTTTAGGGGTGGTTAAATGGCTGAAATACGCTGGATCAAATTGCGGATTGATATGTTTGATGATGAAAAAATCAAGATCATTCAGTCCATGCCGGAAGGTGACGCGATTCTTGTTATCTGGATTCGGATTATTGCGCTGGCCGGGAAATGCAACGCTAACGGTTTTGTACTTGTTGAAGATGAATTCCCGTACACGGATGAAATGTTGTCCGTGATATTCGGTAAACCGCTTTCAACGGTGAAGCTGGCGCTTGCGACATTTGAAAGATTCCGGATGATTGAAAACACGGAAAAGGGAATCTATATCACGAATTTTGACAAGCACCAAAATATAGAGGGGCTGGACAAAATCAGAGAGCAAAACAGAATCAGGAAGCAACGGGAAAGGGAGCGCAAAAAGGAGCTATTGCTAGAAGAATACGGTTTCGGTGTTCCGACACTTCCTAATAATGTGGAAAATGTCACGGAAATGTCACGTGAAATGTCACGTGAAGTCACGCAACAGAAAGAGAAAGAAGAAAAAGAGAAAGATAATAATATATCTATATCTCTTGAAGGGAATATAGATATTGTTGGTGAAACATCCGCCGACACGGATCCCCTGAAAGTGCGGATTGATTATCAGCACATAATGACGGATTTTCATGATACCTGCATAGATTTTCCAAAAATCCGCGCAATGTCGGAAGCACGGAAAAAGAAAATCCGGACTCTGTTAAATGAGTTTGACAAGCTGAAAATCTGGCCTGACGTGACGATCTATGATAGGCTTCACCGATTATTCCAGATGGCACAGGACAGTGATTTTCTTTCTGGGCGTAATCAGAAATGGAACAGTTGTTCTTTTGATTGGATTATCAACAAAACAAATGCGCTGAAAATCATTGAAGGAAACTATATAAACAAAAGGGGGATAAATAATGTCGGGAATGATGGAGCAGCAGCCGGAAACGATGGAAAGCATAACGCTTCAGGCGATAGAGCGCTTGAAAGCACAACGCGCGCAGCGCTTGAACGGTTCCGGAGAAATACCGGAAGCCTATAAATGTAAAAAATGCCGCGATATGGGATATTATGAGTTTGAAAAAGACGGTTATACATATATGCGTGAATGTGAGTGCGGAAAAATAAAGCTGGAACGGATTAAAAGCAAGATGAAGTTTGCCGAAATCCCCAAAGAATTTAAGGGCCAGACGGTGGAAAATTTTAGAACGGATTGTTATTCCACGGCAGAGAACCGGGAACTGGCGAAAATGGCAAAGGCGATCGCGAAGCGATATGTGGAGTTATTCGACGAAATCCAGGAAAGTGGGAAAGGGCTATATTTTCATTCAAACGTAAAGGGCAGCGGAAAAACGCGGCTTGCCGTATCAATCGCAAATGATTTGATTTCTCAGAAAAGGATTCCGGCGAAGTTTTCAACAACTGTCCAAATTCTGGATCAGATAAAAAGCACTTGGGGTGAACGGTCACAGGGGATGGATAAAATAGATCAGGCTAGGACAGAAGAAAGACTGATCCGCAATATTATTTCAGTTCCGGTTTTAATCGTGGACGATATAGGCGTTGAACAGCCTAAAGACTGGATCAACGAACGTTTTTATAATATCCTGAATGGCCGCATGGTTGAAAAGCGGATCACGCTATTTACAAGCAATTACCGCATGGACGAATTAAAGCTGGATGATCGGATTGTTAGCCGGATAGATAAAATGGCGTTGCCCATCGAATTCCCTGCGGAATCCGTGAGGGCGGCAATCGCAAGAAAGGAGAATAACGATCTGATGGATCGTTTGCTGGGAAAATAACGGCGGATCTTTATATTGACGACAAGGCATGTAAACAAGTATTTATCAAGGAGAAATTAGATGAATGATAATGAAAACAAGATAATAAATAAAATCGAAAAGCTGATTTCATTAAGCGGATCCAGCAATGAGAACGAAGCCAGGGCCGCAATGATGAAAGCACAGGAACTTATGGCAAAGTATGAAATCAAGCGTGAACAGCTTGAAAGCCAGGAAAAAGAACGGCCGGTGATGGGCTTTACATCTGGTTCATTCCGGAATGAATGGGTTAAAATGGTTAGCGGCGTGATTGCTAATAATTTCCGTTGCCGCAGTATTTCTATTTGCCGCAGAGGTTCCGGCGGGGCTTTTCGGATCCGGTTTTATGGTTACGAAGAGGATGCCGAAATTTGTATAAATATTTTTAACTATGCGGTTAAGGTTATCCGGAAAAAATTTGGAGTGTTGCAGGCAATATACATGGAAGCAAAACGGGAATTCGGGAATAGTGAGAAAATCAATTATGTTTTGGGATTCTGTCATGGGCTGGAGAAGAATTTTGAGGAGCAAAAGAAACAAAGCCAATCTTTTGCGCTGGCGCTTATCACGCCGAAGGCGGTTGATGATTTTGTGAACGCGATTCCGGGTCTTGAAGTATCATCGGTCTACAAAGATCTTGCAAGGAACAGCGAAGCGGCATTACTGCAGCAAACAGGATATGTTGACGGAAAGGCATTTCAGAACGCGGGCGACGCGGCCAGGCTGGAAAATTGAAAATGGAAGGTGAGAGGATGAAGTTTGATGATTGCAAAGAAAAATATTTTGTTCTGGTTGAAGGGAATGAAAGGGCAATTATTCGCGATACTGCGGAAGCCGCGGAAAGAAAAAGAAAAAAACTTGCAAAATACAGCAGCGGAAAAAGAATATTCGTCTTTAAGGCTGAAAAGCGTAACAATGGGTGACGCGGCGGACGATGAAATATGGCATTGCATAGAAACCATAGAATTTGATTTCGGGCATAAAACATATACTACGAAAGAAGCGGGCCTGGTATTTGTTTATGAAACAGGGATGGAGCGCGGCAAAATGTACGTTATGGCGTTTTCCCAGAATTGTGGAACGACTATCTTTTATATTCCGGATGATTTGTTTGAATTGATTTCAGAACGGGCCGAAAAATTAATGTGTTCGCCTGGGAAATACATAGCGGATTTAATAGAATTCAAAGACGCGGCCACAAGGATATTACAGAGCGGCGCGGCGGTTGGTGTGACAGTTGATGAAGCTGCGACCGTAATCAGCGAGTTAAAAGGAGCCGTGGATCATACGCCGCATGAAATATCGGAACCGGTTGACATTATTAAAAAATATCCTGGTCTAGGGATATGATATAGAGAGCGGATCGCATTCCAAGACAGAAAAATAAAAATTATTTATAAATAGGGGGCTTTCAAATGGAATTACAAACAATCCCTTTTAAATTGAACCGGCTTTATAATCTGGATTGCGAACCGGCAATGAAACGGATTCCAGATAAATATTTTGAACTGGCCATTATAGATCCGCCATATGGAATAGGCGAGAACGGAACCAAGAACCACACAAGAGGCAAGCTGGCGAAATCAAAGGATTATAAAAGCTATGCAGGAAATGATAGCGCGCCGCCTGATGAAGAATATTTCCGGGAATTATTCAGGATTTCACAGAATCAAGTTATTTTTGGGGCAAATCATTTTATCAGTAAAATTCCGTATGATTCCAGTTGCTGGATCGTGTGGGATAAAGAAAACGGGAACAGTGATTTTGCTGATTGTGAATTAGCTTGGACGAGTTTTAAAAGCGCCGTCCGGATTTTTCGATTCCGATGGTCGGGAATGTTGCAAGGCAATATGAAAAACAGGGAAATCCGAATACATCCGAATCAAAAGCCGGTTGCGCTGTATCAATGGATTATAAACAAATGGGCGAATCCTGGGGATAAAATCATAGACACACACGCTGGCTCCGGAAGCTGCCTTGTAGCAGCGCATAAAACGCAGCATGAATTTTTAGGTTTTGAATTAGACAAAGATTATTTTACGGCAGCAGACAAACGCCTTCGGGATGAAATGGCACAAATGACAATATTTGATTTCTTGGGGGGGAGTTGCAATTAAACAAAATTTTGCAAATCTGAATAAAAGGGGAACACACTATGAATCAGGATCAAAGAATAACGGAATTCATGCGGCTTATGCAAGAAGCGCTTGAAAAGACGGGGATCACGGTTGCGGTTGAGCCTGGTCGGAATCTGGTTTTGTTTGACACAATCATAAATGAACCGGTAGAAGTTGAAATAATGGTCGGAACCGAAGTTGCCACAAAGAATGGGCAAACGTCCGCGACAGTGTTTGATCGTTCGGGCACGGAAGAATGAAAAAGATCGGTCTGATTGATGTTGACGGGCATAATTACCCCAATTTACCGCTGATGAAATTATCTGCCTGGCACAAGCAAAACGGGGATAGCGTGGAATGGTATATACCGGTTGTGCATGGATACCCACTTCCGTCGATGGATAAAGTATACATGTCAAAGGTATTCAGTTTTACGCCGGATTATCAGGATTTTGTAAACGCAAAAGAAGTTATAAAAGGCGGAAGCGGATATTGTATATCGCTTGTAAACGGTCGTGAAAAATTTGACAAATCAAAGGATAGCGATCTTCCCTTTGGGGTTGAACACATTTATCCGGATTATGGGCTATATGGTATCACAGATACAGCTTATGGATTTCTTACACGGGGATGTCCGCGCGGGTGTGATTTTTGCCACGTAGCAGCCAAAGAAGGGAAATGTTCGGAAAACTTTGCGTTGACAGTGTTCATTTTGCCTGGGATCGGTATGAGGATAAAGAAAAAATAATACCGAAATTCAAAGCGTTTAAAGAAATAACGGGATGGCCCGCCAGAAAAACAAGCGTGTATGTGCTGACAAATTTTAATACCACAATCGATCAGGATTTGGAAAGAATCTATACACTTCGAGATATGGATTACGATCCGTATGTGATGATTTACAACAAAGAACATACCCAAAAAGGCGATCCGGTTAGGCATCTGCAAAGATGGGTAAATAATAGAATGATTTTTAAAACAATAAAACGGTTTGAAGATTACGATCCGAATCGATGAAAAGGAGTGAAAACAAATTGAATACCGATGTTATGTTTTCAAGTAAGACTGATAACTGGGCTACGCCGCAAGGCTTTTATGATGAACTTGACCGAGAATTTCATTTTGGCTTAGATCCGGCAGCTAATGAAAACAATCACAAATGCAATAAATATTTTACGATCGTGGAAAATGGGCTTTTACAAAGTTGGGCCGGCCATTCTGTATTTTGCAATCCCCCGTATGGGCGGGAAATTGGGAAGTGGGTTGAAAAAGCATATAGGACAAATGAGGAACACGGGAATCTTGTGGTTATGCTTCTTCCGGCGCGGACAGATACAAAATGGTTCCATGAATACATATATCACAAAGCAGAAGTCCGTTTTATTCGTGGGCGTTTGAAATTCAGCGGAGCAAAATTTAACGCCCCATTCCCGTGTATGGTTGTAATATACCGGGAAAGGAAGGGGGCTAGAAATGAAAAAAAGAAAAAATGATCCTGAATATGTTGTGATATGCCGGGAATTTAACCGGCCGATGGCAAAAATTGAAATATCAGTGATTGATTCAGGGGTTACGGAAAGTTTGCTAACAAAGTTAATCAGGTTACGCCATATAGACACACACAGGCGTTACTTCCTGACGACAAAAAAATATTACCAGAAATACGGCGCAGTAATGAAAAGACAAGTCGAAACAATGTCTTTTCATAGCAATAAATATATTGCAGAGTTGGGCGCCGAATTAGACGAAGAGATGGGGGCTAGAAATGGAAAAAACTAAAATTGATTGGGCGGAAAGTTCATGGAATCCCGTTACTGGATGTTTTCATGATTGCCCGTATTGTTACGCGAAAAATATAGCGAAAAGATTCAGCAGCGGAAAAGTGTTAAAATGGGGAATTCGGACAGTGTTAAATGAGCCGGTTATAATATCGGGGAAAATAGCGCCTTATCCATACGGATTCTTACCGACATTTCATAAATACCGCCTGGGAGAATACCGGGAAAAGAAAGGGAGAAACATTTTTGTTTGTTCGATGGCGGATCTTTTCGGTGAATGGGTTCCGGATGAATGGATTAAGGCTATATTTGATGATTGCCAGGCGACGCTACAACATAATTATTTATTCTTAACAAAGAATCCGGAACGCTATATAGAACTTGCGAAAAAAGGATTATTGCCTTCAGATGATAATTTCTGGTATGGATTCAGCGTAACCGGCTCGCATGATTTATATATATGGTTTTCAAAAGAATATCACTGGTTTTTGTCCGTGGAGCCGCTACTTGACGATTTAGGAGAAATGAATTCCGACGCACAGAAACCGGAATGGATCATTGTAGGGGCGGAAACGGGCCGCTGCCGTGGGAAAGTTGTTCCGGCACCGGAATGGATTGAAAGAATCCGTTTCCAGTGCGCGAAATATGATATACCTTTATTCATGAAGTCAAGCCTGGCGGGGATATATCCGGTTCCGCTGATTCAGGAATTTCCGGAAAGATTAAAATGCAAGAGGGATAATAAAAATGGTTGATGTTGCTATAAAATACGCGAATGAACTGAAAGAAAAAATGCACGATATATGGTTTGATGAAAAATATAAATACTGGAATTGTAGCACGTACTATTCAGATGTTGAGATCAGCAGCGAAACATGGGATCATCATCAATTTGTTTCCGTCCTGGATGATGAAGTGATCGGTTATATTTGTTATGAGGTAAACCGGATTGCAAATTATTGTTCTGGTCTGGGGGTTGTGAATTTTACTGATAACAAAATGACATTCGGGCGCGATTTAGGGCGGGTATTGATGGATATATTTGAAAAATTCCAGTTTAACAAGCTGAAATTTTCGGTTGTTATCGGGAATCCGATTGAAAAAACCTATGACAAAATGATCCGTCGCTATGGCGGCCGGATCATTGGAATTTTCAAGGAAGATACAAGGTTAATCGACGGAAAATTATATGATATAAAGGAATATGAGATTTTAAGAAGTGAATACCTGGCAGCAAAGCGGGGAAAAGAGTTCAAATTGATTCATCCGCAAGATTGGGAAATCATACGCATAAAAACGGGTGATCGCGTGTATTCCGTGAAAAATGGGAAAGTTGCCGAAGCCGTCTGCAATAAGTTAAACAGTGGGGAAATGACGCTTCAGGAACTTTATTACGATAATTGTTATTCAAAAATATAGGGGCAATATGAAATTTATAAGCAATGCAAAATTAGGCCAGCCAGTAGAAAGCGGAACTATTTTCCAGGGTAACACGGGAGGAATGACAATAGCCATACATAAAAAAATCCATTGCGAAGGCTGGTTCTTAACGTGTCATAACCTGGGGATTAAGGATAGGCCGCTAAAAAAACAATCACTAATGGCAGCAATCAAGGAATCAAGAGAAATTCTGAAAATGACAATAGACGATATGCAAAGAAATATAAATATGTTTTGCGGAACGGCAATAGAAATATCAAGATATTAGGGGGAAGTAAAATGCACGCTGGACATTAAGGCCGGGCGCCCGGAGTGGGGAGCGGAACCGGGAAAGGAATACTATGTTTTATGCATAGAATCAGTTATTGATTTGACAAAAACTTCATTATAAAATAAAAGAACGAACCGCATTTCCAGCGGCCCGAACTTTCAACCTTTAATAATTGTACCGCTTTTCTGGTATAATTGCAAGGGGAAGCTGGAAATTATGGCGAAACCGGTAAAAAAGATAGAAAGGAATCTTTTTGATGAAATCGATCTGAAAATTATGTTGATTGGCGAACAAATAAAGAATCATCAAAGATCGATCGAAAAAGCTATGAAAATGGCTGGCTTGAATGGCCCGGCTGGTATTTCCGGCATTGACTATTCAAGGGAACAAACAACGAGCAATGTTCACTTGTCGTTTGATGAAGTCCTTCACATGATACAGTTGGATCAAGAAAGGATTGAAAAGCTGAAAACGGAACGAAAAGAACTTCGACGGAGTAAAAAACGGATAGAGAAAATATATAAAAGCCTGGCGGGGGCTGAATCACAGGTATATTATTTGCGCATAATCTGTAAAATGACACAGGAAGCCGCCGCGGATGAAATGGGATTTTCCGTCCGACATTTTCAGAGAATTGAAGCCGGAATGAGGGATCAGGGGTTGATCTGATTTTGCCAAATTTTTTAATGTGAAATTTTTGTGAAATTTTTGTGAACAAAATACTGTTTTAGCCTTATTTTATGCGGATTTTCCGTGTTTACAAATGTCGTGTTTTATGTCGTGAAATATGTCGTGTTTTTGTCGTGTCAAGCGTGTTATAATGGGTATAGTCAAAAGTGTATCAAAAAGCCGAAACAGGCGCCGCCAGATGGTGGCGCCTTTTCTATACAGGAAAGGGGGTGTTTTCCGTGAATACAGTTGAGCCGATCCGGGATATGGATCTTGTTTGGGACGTGGCCGATTATTTAAGGGTCAAAAATGAAAGGGACTATGTTTTATTCATGTTCGGAATTTATACGGGCCTGAGAATTTCGGATATTTTAAAATTCCGCGCCCGGGATGTGCGGGATAAAGACGCCGTTTATATCAGGGAAAAGAAAACCGGCAAAGAAAAGCGCTTCCCGATCAATGCTGAATTAAAGCCTATTATCTTAGGATATATTGAGAAGAAAAAAGACTATGAATATATTTTCAAGTCGCCAAATTTTCCGAACAAACCTATTAGCCGCCAGCAAGCATATAATATATTGACCGACGCGGGGAAGGCTTTTGGCATCAGTGCCATAGGAACGCATACACTACGGAAAACGTTTGGTTATCACATGTACCAACAGACACATGACGCCGTTACACTGATGGAGATATTCAACCATGCTGATATATCTATAACACTACGGTATATCGGTATCAATCAAGACAACAAAGACAAGGCTATTAAAGGCTTATCCTATCACAAGAGGGGCCGGAGATAGCCTTTTATCATGCCTGAATAACGCTGGCATAATGGGAAGCAATACGTTCATTGCGCCCACCACTTGACACATTGAGCGAATGACAAATGAGTATCTCTCTTTTGTTCGCATTTAATTGAAAGAAAATTCGCGCGGATGATTTGACAAAATATCAAGATATGTCAAGTAAAGTGAGCACGGCGCAAGAAAAAAATTTAGTCAAGCGGCAAAGCAAGCGCAACGAAGGCTTTAATGCCTTGCAAGGCCGCAAAACAAAGAAAATCCCGAACAAAATTAAAAAAAATTTTTTTAGGTTCTTTCAAGAACGAAAAAAATGTTGCGGGTCGCTGAAGCCCAAAATCTTGGTAGCTAAAAATCAATTTTTTTTAGGGTTGCCGTTTCCGGTTTTTGGGGTATAGAAAGGGGGTGGATCCACATGGCGAAATCAAGCGCGGAATCTGCAAAAGTTACGGACATTGACAGCCTGACCGCTTCCGCCGGTGTTTTGGCTAACATTTTCGGGCTGACTGAACGAAGTATCAGGCTAAAGGCAGAGGAAGGGATCATTGTCCGGGCGTCAAAAGGGCGCTATAAGCTGGTGGAATCCCTGAAAAATTATGTCCTGGCCTTGCGGCTTCAGGCCGACGGGTTAAGCACTGATGATCCGGACGGAGAAATAAACATTGAGGAAGAAAAGGCGCTGCATGAAAGAGTAAAGCGCCACATTTCCGAACTGAAACTTCAGACGATGAAAGGGGAATTACACAAGGCGGAGGATGTGGAAAGCGTTATGATGGATATGCTGGTTGCATTCAAAACAAGAGTGTTGGCAATTCCTACAAAAGTAGCGCCGATCCTGGAAAGCCGCGACGCCGCATTTATCAAAGAACGTCTAACAAGTGAGGTTATGGAAGCGCTGAATGAATTAAAAGACTACAATCCGAAAGATTTCTATTCGGATGAATATGTTGAAGGTGATTACGATGGCGAAGAAAGTTAAAATTGAGGAATCGCCGCTTGTCGCACCTGATACGGCCATTGCAAAGATCAGAAAAAAGGATCGGACAATCGAATATAAAACGCTAAAACTATTTCGTTGTCTGGCGCGGGCCGTTTCCCCGCCGCCGGTGTTGACGGTTAGCGAATGGGCGGATCGGTATAGAAAATTATCGTCCGAAAGCGCCGCGGAACCGGGCCAGTGGAACACAGACCGGGCGCCGTATCAGCGGGATATAATGGATTCCGTCAATGATCCCATGGTTGAGGATATTGTTATCATGAGTTCCGCACAGGTAGGAAAGACGGAAATCATTTTAAATATTATCGGGTTTTACATAGATTACGATCCGGCGCCGATCCTTGTCGTACAGCCGACAGTTACGCCGATGGCGCAAGACTTTTCAAAAGATAGGCTTGCAACAATGATCCGTGACACGCCGGTTTTGATGGGAAAAGTCCGTGATGTAAAATCCAGATCATCCGGGAACACGATTCTTCACAAAACATTTCCAGGCGGACACGTGACGATCGCCGGGGCAAATTCGGCTTCTTCGCTGGCGTCGCGTCCTGTCCGTATTGTGCTAATGGATGAGGTTGATCGTTATCCGGCCAGCGCCGGAACGGAAGGAAATCCTATCAAATTAGCAGAAAAGAGAACAACGGCATTCTGGAATAAAAAGAAAATCAAGGTATCGACGCCAGTTAATAAGGCGTCAAGCCAGATTTACAAGGAATATTTGTCCGGAACAATGGAAGAATGGAACGTAAAATGTCCGTGTTGCGGCAAATTCCAGCCTTACGAATGGACGCGGATCCGCTTTTCTGATGTGACAATGGAATGTAAATTTTGCAAAGAACACATTCCGGAATTTGACTGGAAACAAAGCGAAGCAAAATATATAGCAGAACATCCGGAACGCTTTAGAAAACGGTCGTTTCATATAAATGAACTGGCTTCCCCGTGGGTACGATGGGGAAAAATCATTGAAGAATGGAAAGAAGCGAATGCTGAATATAAAAACTATGGCGACATAAACAAGCTGAAAACATTTATAAATACCGTGTTAGGGGAACCGTGGGAAGAACGCGGCAAAAGCGCGGACGATGATTCCCTTCTTTCCAGGCGCGAAAGATATACAGCTGAAATTCCGGACGGCGTTCTATTGCTTACCGCTGCAGTCGATGTCCAGGACGATCGTTTTGAGGTTGAGATCGTCGGCTGGGGCCGCGGGTGTGAAAGCTGGGGGATCCGTTTTGAAAAACTGTATGGAGATTTGGAAAAAGACGAAACATGGGACAAACTGGCCGCGTATCTGGATCAAGAATTGTATTTTGCTTCCGGTTCATCCCTTTTAATTGCACTGACTTGTATTGATACCGGCGGCCACTACACAACAAAGTGTTATCAGTTTCTTTCCAGAATGGAAAAAAAAGGTAAACGCATTTATGGCATTAAGGGCTTCGGGAAAGATTCACAAGGAATTCCGCTGATTCATAAGTTATCGACAAATAATGAATATGGCGTGAAAGTATATATTCTTGGAGTAGACAGCGGGAAAGAAATTATCGTGACGCGGTTAAATACCGTCGATGAAGGACCGGGATATTGTCATTTCCCGATCAATAAAGAGTTGGGCTATGATGAAACTTATATAAAAGGGCTGAACAGTGAACAGCGCGTAACAGAAATGAAGGACGGCCGCGCGGTTGTCAAGTGGAAAAAGAAAGCTGGAACCAGAAATGAACCGCTGGATCTACGTGTTTACAACACGGCGGCGGTTGAAATCTTACGGCCGAATTTTGATGTATTGGAAAGCAAGGTAAAAGCCGGGATAAATTACATGAAAAAGGCGCCGAAAGGAACCAAAAAAAAGAAAAGAACTGGAAACGTGAGCCGCGGAGTACAGTTATAGAAAGGCGGAAACATGTTGACAGAATTACAGAAAAAACGTCTGGAACGCTATAAAAAGCGCCTGGAAATGTATTATGAAGCCGAAGAAGCAGTTCTTTTGAATCAGGAATACACGATTGGCACGAAAAGCCTAAAAAGGGCGGATTTATCGACGATCCGGGCGGCAATTAGGGAACTGGAAAATCAGATTGAAACACTGGAAGCAACCGGCGGAAAAAATAAGGCTGGGCGGCTTATCCCACGGGATATTTAAGGGGCGGTGATGGGATGAATATTTTTGATAAAATTGTTGAAGCAGTCAATCCGCAAGCCGCATTACAACGGGAATCGGTCCGCTGGAAACTTGACGCCGTAAAATCAATAAGAAATTCCGGTTATGATGAATCGGGGGCTTCCCGTGGAAAAAATTCTTTCCGTGGATGGCTGGCAAACAGCAAAACGCCACAGGAAGATATAGACAGAAATATTCCGATTTTGCGGCAAAGATCGAGAAGCCTTTTTATGTCCGCGCCGCTGGCAGTATCAGCAATCAAGACAAACCGGACAAATATTGTCGGGGAAGGCTTGAAACTGAAAAGCGCAATCGACGCGGAATTTTTGGGAATGACGCCGGAAGCGGCCGTTGAATGGCAGCACAACGCCGAACGTGAATTTGATCTATGGGCGAAATCAAAGTTTTGTGATTCCACGCGGGCGAATAATTTTTATGAAATCCAGCAAACAGCCTGCATGTCCTGGCTGATGAATGGTGACGCTTGTGTTTTGATAGAGTATGAAAGGCCCACAAAGAATTTCCCTTATGGGCTTCGGGTTCACCTGATAGAATCAGATAGAGTTTCCACGCCGAACAGCACCGGGAACAATGTCTATTTGTACGCCACGGATCCGGACACAAAAAACCGGATTTTTAACGGCGTCGAAGTCGATCAGAATAACCGTGTTGTCGCTTATCATATATGCAATACATACCCAAATAGCAACCTTTACGCGCGGAAAGAATGGAAAAGGGTTCAGGCGTTCGGTGGAAAGACGGGGATCCCAAATGTATTGATGATTTACGAAACGGAACGGGCGGAACAATATAGGGGCGTTCCGTACCTGGCGCCGGTGATTGAATCATTAAAGCAGCTTACACGGTATAGTGAAGCGGAAATGATGGCAGCAGTCATAAACGGCTTTTTCACGGTGTTTGTTACGTCGGAAAAAGGAACGTCGGAATTCGGCTTTTCCGGCGTGGTCGATGATGATGATCGCGTTTCGGATGATGATGTGAATTATGAATTAGGGCCGGGCATGATAAACATGTTGGCGCCTGGGGAAAAAATAGACATTGCTGACGCAAAGCGGCCTTCCACGAATTTTGACGCTTTTGTAACGTCACTTGCTAAATACGTGGGCGCCGCGCTGGAAATCCCGGTTGAATTGTTGATAAAAAGTTTTAACGCCAGCTATTCCGCTTCCCGCGCCGCGCTTTTGGAAGCGTGGAAAGCGTTCAGAATGAAGCGGGCGTGGTTGGCGGCTGATTTGTGCCAGCCGATATATGAAATTTTTCTGTATGAAGCAATCGGGAAAGGCCGATTGAAAGCGCCGGGCTTCTTCCTGGATCCCGTGATCCGGATGGCCTATTGTGGCGCACAGTGGAACGGGCCAGCGCAAGGAATGGTTGATCCGGTGAAAGAAGTAAACGCGGCGGAAAAACGGATTGCGATCGGCCTATCTACCAGGCAGAAAGAAACTATTGAAATGACCGGCGGCGATTTTGACAGCAATATAGCGCAGCTTGCGCGGGAAAATCAGCTAATGAAAGATGCAGGACTGCTATCTGGCGGGCGAACCGGCAAGAGAAAAGACAAAAAGGAAGGTGAGGAAGAAACCGATGGAAAAAGCAAAGAGGAAACCGGCGACGGAAACAAGTAAATTCTGGAATTTCATTGACAATGGGAAAACGGCGGAATTACAACTTTTCGGAACGATCGAATCGGAAGAAAGCTGGTGGAATGATGATTGTGTGACATATCGGAATTTCATTGACGATTTAAACGGCCTGGGGGATAAAAAGTCAATAAATGTGGTGATCCATTCCGTGGGCGGTGATGTTTTCGCTGCAAATGCGATATATACCGCGCTTATAATGAATAAAGCCACAATCACGGGAACGATCATAGGAATATGCGCCAGCGCCGCGACAATCGTTTTAATGGCTTGTGACAGCCGCAAAATTGCGAAAAATGCTATCCTGATGGCGCACAATCCGTCTATTAGCCTATGGGGTTCTTACCAGGCGGACGATTTAAAAAAGCTGGCAGAGGTTACGAACCAGGTTAAAAAAAGCATTGTAACGGCCTACATGGAAAGACTGGACAAAACCGAAGAGGAAATTAATCAGTTAATGGATGAAGAAACCTGGTATGTGGGCCAGGAAGCAATAGACGCCGGTTTTTGTGATGAACTGATAGACGCCAGCTTTCAGGATAGCGCATTTTCCAATAAATTCATGGTGGACGGTGTTTCATACAGTTTTAAAAATTACCTGGATGAATTCGTTCCCGAAAAAGTTAGAAAAAAGGTTCTGGATCTTTCTAAAACGCCGCAGAAGTCCGGGGCTTTTTTTGATACAAAAATAAAACCACAGAAAGGAAATAATAGCATGGATGGAGAAAAGAATGTAACAGCGCCGGTTATTACTGACGCCGAAGGATTGAAAGCAGCTTATCCGGATTTATGCGCGAAAATCGCAACGGAAGCCGTTGACGCAGAACGCGCCAGGCTGAAAGCGATTGACGAAATCGCGGCGGGAATTCCGGAAGATATGCTGGAAAAGGCAAAGTACAGCGAACCGATTTCGGCCGCCGATCTTGCGCTGGCACAGATGAAAGCAAACAATAAAGCCGGGCAGCAGTTTGTAAATCAGATGATGGACGATCTGAAAAATTCCGGGGCAGGGGAAGTCGGGGCGGTTCCAAATACGGGCTACGATCCGGAGGACCAGAAAAAGGCCGAACGTGCGCAGAACGTGAGCGGATTTGCTGCAATGCTGGGAAAGGATAAAAGAAGGGGGAAATAATCATGAAAATGTATGAACAGATTGGAGAATTCAAGCCGGATTCCCTTATTGTATCGCCGGATTTCCCGATTCTGAAAGAAGCGATCGGGCTGAAAGCGGGCCAGGGGGTATTAAAACGCGGTTCTCTTATCATTAAAGGAACAGACAAGGCCGGTTATATTGCCGGAACCGCTGACATAACCGGGAAAATCGCCGGGATATTAACGGATGATTATGACACAGGAAGCGATAATTCCGCTGATAATATCCCCGCCGTGGTATATCAGACGGGAGAATTTAACCGCGGGGCCGTGATTATTTCCGGCGAAAGCGCAACTATTGACACTTACGAGGACGATTTAAAGGGAATTGGAATTTTCCTTCGCGCCGTCCAGAACTATGAATAAAGGGGGATCAAAAAATGCCTGATTATACAACACGTGAAATGATGGAAGCAATCGATCAAACGCCGCCAGTCCATACATTTTTACAGAGAACATTTTTCCCGACAGATAACACGCATATAACGGAAAAAGTTGAATTCGATGTAAGGAAGGGAAAGCGTATCATGGCGCCGTTTGTTAGTCCGAGAATCGGCGGAAAGGTTATCACACGCCAGGGATTCAAAACGAATCAGTTCACAACGCCGAAGCTGGCGCCGGAAAGAGCGTTGACCGTGGATGATATTTCCAAAAGGGCGATCGGGGAAAACATTTATTCACAGCGGACACCGGCGGAAAGAGAGGATCAGCTTCTTGCGAAGGATATGACCGATCTGGAAGAATCCATTGCAAGAAGAAAAGAATGGATGTGCCGCCAGGTTCTTTATGAAGGAAAACTGGATGTTGTGGACGAGGATGAAGGGATCGATTTTCAGGTTGATTTTGGCTTTACAAATATTGTCGTCCTGGCTGCTGATGAATATTGGTCGCTTGCGTCGGTGGATCCGTTAAAAATCCTTCGTGACAGACGAAAAAAAACAATCAGGGACACCGGGAGAGCGCCGGACATTGCGATCTTCGCGTCGGATGTGATAGAGGATTTTGTAACAAATCCTTTTGTTGTAAAAGCTATGGATGTTTTAAACATGAAAAATGTTGTGATTGAACCGCGCATTGTAGATCCGGCGCTTACGTTTTATGGCAGAATCGCGGAATTGGATCTTGACATTTATACCTATGATGAATGGTTTTTGAACGATGAAGGCGAGGATGAAGCAATGATTCCGCCTGGAACCGTTCTTTTGGCCCATTCTAACGGCGAAGGCGCTATTGAATACGGGCTTGTTACACAGATGGAAGATAAAGATTTCAAGTCATACGAAGGAAAGCTGGTCCCCAAAGTTTGGGCCGATGAAAAAGATGAGGTTAAAAAAATCCGCCTGACTTCCCGACCGCTTCCGCGTCCGTATGATGTGGATTCATGGACAATTATTTATGTGAAAGGAGCGCAAAACGCATGATGTATAGAACGAAAGTTGAGGTTGTAACAAAGGAGAAAACATATAAACCTGGTTCCATTCTTCCGGACGATATTTCCGCTTCCGATCTGGCATTCCTGAAAGCGAAAAAATTTATCGTTCCGGTTGACGCCTCGCCAGTGGTAACGGAACCGGTAGACGATGAACCGGACGACAACGGCGGCGAGGAATTCAACGGTTTTGATGAAATACAGCCGGGAAAATTGAAAAGCGCCGCTGAAATCCGGAAAATTCGCGCAAAAAAGGAAATTCGCGCCTATGCGGATTCTATCGGGCTTGATCTGGGGGAGAATTACGACGAAAAGAGCCTGAAAGAGCTTCAGGAAATTGTTATCAATTTCCAGGATGAAGTAGCAGACGGAAAGGACAGCGAAACCGAAGAGGAGTAACCGATCATGAGTTCATTCAAAGAACAGCTGGAAAAAGATTTTGACAGCACCTTTTTCAACCTGAAGGAATTTGCGGAATTACATACGGTTGACGGAAAGGAAATCCCCGTTGTTGTGGATAGCGAAACACTTTTACAATTAAACCTGGGGAAAACAGCATATTCAGACGGAATTTTCACGGATAGTATTATGTTTTTCGTACAAACAAAGTATCTGGATTATGAGCCATTGATCGGATCGGTTATGGAGTTTGACGGCGTGACATATCCGGTTGATAACGTGCTTTTCGATACCGGCGGTTATACCATTATTCTAAGGGGGAATGAAGGTTGATAAATGTTGATATTCGGGTGAACGAAGCACAGCTAAACGACATTGAGAAAAAGCTGGGAAATCTGAAAAGGAAAGCGCCGGTTGTGCTATATCGGGCCATAAACAGGGCAGCGCAAAAAGCGAAAACGGAAACAAAACGGGAAGTTGCGAACAAATACTTTATTTCGCAAGGGGACGTTCTGAAAACGATCCGTCTGACAAAGGCTTCAAGTGCGAAACTATCCGCGGAACTTATATCCAAAGGCGGCCCGATCGCGTTGTCGAAATTTAAAGTCAGTCCAAAAAGAGGGGTAAAACGGACAAAAAGGGGGTATTCCCCAAATGTATATCGCGCCGGAGTGGAAAAAAGCGGCGGCATGAAGCCACTTTCCGGCAGTCCGAAAGCCTTTATTGCTGGTTTTAGTTCCGGGCATTCTGGCGTAATGACAAGAATTTCAACACGCCGCCTTCCGCTAAAACAGCTTTACGGCCCGGCGGTTCCGTCCATGATTAAAAACGAGGAAGTGATCGAAAAAATCCAAAATGAAGCGGCTGACACGTTGGAAAAGCGGATCGAAGCCGAAATCAACAATATTCTGCAAAGGGGCTAAACATGCAAAGTGACGTTCATTTACAAAGAAAGCTGGTTGAGGTTGTAAAGGATGAATTGAAAAATTATACATCCGTAAACAATGACGGGGAATATTTGCATTTCAATGTATATCCGCAGAATCTACCGGCAAAAACGGCGCGAAGCGTTCCGTTGTCTGAAAAGGGGAACGCACCGGCAAAAACAGCAAAAAGCGACGACAACCATTTTCCGTATGTCCTGGTATGCCTGGATGAAGAGGAAATCAGCGGCGAAAATGATGATTGCGCCGTTGCGGTGTATTTTCTTGTCGGTATTATAGACAGAAATACAAATAATCAGGGACATTTTGACGTTGCCGAAGTCTTAAACCGGCTGACAGCGCGATTCCTGAAAGATCGGATTGTTGCCGAAAGATACCGGATAAATTTTCCGGTGACAAAGATATTCCAGAGGGAAGATACCTGGCCCAAATTCCTGGGCGGTATGTCTACCATATGGACGGTGGAAGCGCCAGAATTGGAGGAAACAGAGTATGACTAATAAAATGTATATAGGGCCGTCAATCCGGGGCGTGGTAAAACATGGAACCGTGTTTAGCGGCGGGCTTCCGGTCAGGCTGGAAAAGCTGGCAGCAGAGAAGCCCATTGTAAAAAATTTGATGGTTCCCGTTTCGGAACTTGCGGACGCAATCAAACTTTCCAATGAGGAAGGATCGGCTATTGCCGTAGCGCATGATCGCGTTTCGGAATTATCTGAAGCGGAAATTAAGAAAATCACGGAAGGAGTGTAAAAAAATATGTCTAATTACAAACATGGTATCAGGACAAGCAGACGGGCCACGCAGTTGTCAATTCCCATTACGTCCGACGGGTGTTTACAATGCGTAATCGGAACGGCGCCGGTAAATCTGGCAGCGGATCCATATGATACCGTAAACAAGCCTTTTGTATTCCATAATAAGCCGGCAGCGATCGCGGGGCTGGGGTACAGCGAGGATTTTAAAAATTATACCTTGTGCCAGTCCATGTATGCAACTTTTGATATTTTCGGGGTTGCGCCTATCATCATGATAAACGTATTAGATCCGAATAAGCATGTTAAGGCGGAATTGTCAAAAACCTATTCTGTCACGGCCGGAAAGGTAACTATTCCGGATCAGGGAATCCTTCTGGATAGACTTTCCGTATCGTCCACGGCGGACGAACCAACGGTATTTAAACCGGATGAAGATTACGTGGCGGCGTTTAATTCGGATGGTAGCGTTTCGATTGCCGTAATCAGTGGCGGGGTAGCAAAGGACGCAGAGGAATTAAAAGTAACGTATGCACAATTAGATCCGTCCATGGTTACTTATGAGGATGTGATCGGTTCCTATGACGTAACAACCAAAAAGAAAACCGGCACAGAATTGATCGGCCGCGTTTATCCGAAATTCGGGGTTGTTCCGTCCTTACTTCTGGCGCCTGGCTGGTCGCATATCCCGGCCGTTGCGCTTGCGCTTACGGCAAAAGCGCAGCTTATTTCAAGCCTTTTCACGGCGAAGGTAGTAGTTGATCTTGACACGTCCAGCGGGAAAGCGGATTCAATGGAGAACGTCAAGGAATACAAGGATAAAAACGCCTATTCTGACCGGAACATGATCCCGGCGTGGCCGCTTGTGGGGGTTGGTGATTATAAATACTATTATTCCGCGCAGCTTGCGGCGCACTTGGAATATATAGCCGGAAATAATGGCGGCGTTCCTTCTCTTTCCCCGTCGAATAAAGATATTAAGATCACGGGGCTTTATACAGCCGATGGCGAAGAGGTTTTACCGGAAATGGACGAAGCAAACGATTATATGAACGCTTGCGGCGTTGTGACGGCGATCAATGTCAATGGCTGGAAATGCTGGGGGAACAATACGGCGGCTTATCCGTCGTCCAACGATCCTATTGACCGATGGATCAACATTGTAACCATTTTTGACTACATCGAAAACAATTTCAAATTAACATTTTTCCAGAATGTTGACGATTTGACGAATTATCGCCTGATTGATGAAGTTGTTTCCGGTTTTAACATGCAACTGAATGGTTTACAGGGATCGAACGATATAGCGGGCGGTGAAATTATTTTCGATCATGATGAAAACCCGATTGCGGAAATCCTGAATGGGCACATTAAATTCCATACAAAGATCGGCGGCTATGCACCAGCGGAAGATATTGAAAATGTGTTTGAATTCGATCCGACAATCACACAGGCTTCACTTGAAGGGGGTGCTGAATAATGAACGGTTATAAAATTCCTACACTATTAAATAATTTCAACACATACGCGGCTGGACATAAGTATGTGGGCGTTTCGTCTGAAACGACGCTTCCAAATTTTGAATATCTGACGGAAACGCTGGAAGGCGCTGGAATCGCAGGAGATATTGAAGAAGCCGTGGAAGGGTGTTTTGGTTCCCTGGAATCCGAAACATCTTTCCAAAATATAGGCGAAGAATATTTCCATTTTCTGGCACAGACCGGAATTGTAACATACCGGGGATCCATGCAGATCCTGAATACAGCGACACAGACAAACGATTTTCAGAGTATTGTAGTAACCACGAAGGGAAGGGTGAAATCGTTTGAATTAGGAACGCTGAAAAGAGGCGGCAAGGGTGAGCCAAAGATCGTCCGGGAATTAACCTATGTAAAAGTTGCAATAGGCGGCCAGAATGTACTCGAACTGGATAAATTTAACATGGTGTGGAAACTGTACGGCGTTGATCGCCTTCAGAAAGTTAGATCACAAATATAAGAAAGAGAGGGTTAAAAAATGGATAACTACACAGAAACAAACAGAGAAGATTTTGTACCAGGAGCCGACGAAATACCGGTTGCACAGGCAAGTGATGAAGTGGCAAACAGTCTGATTCCGGCTGATATGGCTGCGGACGAAGAAAACTATTTAAAGATTACCTTTTCAAAACCTTACAATTTCGAGGGCGATAGATACGACGGGATCGATCTTTCCGGCTTGGAAGATATTAAGGGCCGCCAGTTGACAGCGATCGAAAAGGCATTCGGAAAAGCTGGCGTTGTTTCCAGTATGCCAGAAACAACAGCCACATACGCAAAGATCGCGGCGACGGCAGCAACGGCTCTTCCGGCTGAATTCTTCGAGGATTTACCAGGAAAGGAACTCCGGAAAATTAAATCAGCAGTGACACGTTTTTTCTACGAAGAAGATTAAGGTACGATGACGGGCGGGCTATTCAAAAAAGCGCCGTCCGTCTTTCTATTTCCACAAATACAAGTTTAGAGTTTTATACGGATTTACCGGTTTATGAATTTTTAGAGATTGCGCAGGAGGTGGTCGAAATTGGCAAAGAGTCAGCACGAAATAACCGTAGAAATCGCGGGTAAAATTGCAAGTTCATTCGGTAGTGCAATAGGATCAGTCAATAAACAAATGGCCACACTTGGAAAATTCGCAGGAGGGGCGGCAAAACTGACAGCAGTGGGGATGGTAGCTGCCGGAGCCGCTATTATCGGCGTAGCCGCCGCTTCCGTTGAGGTTGGAAAGGCTTTTGAAAGCCAAATGTCAACCGTCGCGGCTATATCAGGAGCCACAGCGCAAGAATTCGCCGCAATGGAAGCAAAAGCTAAAGAAATGGGAGCCACAACACAATTTTCCGCAACGGAAGCGGGCCAGGCTATGGAATATATGGCTATGGCGGGCTGGAAATCCGCGGATATGGTTAATGGCGTTGAAGGAATAATGAATCTGGCAGCGGCCAGCGGGGAAGAACTGGCGGCCACGTCTGATATTGTAACGGACGCATTAACGGCCTTCGGAATGTCCGCTTCAGAAAGCGGAAAATTTGCTGATGTACTGGCGGCGGCTTCGTCCAATGCGAACACAAACGTTGCAATGCTGGGCGAATCTTTTAAATATGTCGCGCCGTTGGCCGGAACGCTTGGTTATACGGCGGAAGATACATCGATCGCGCTTGGCCTTATGGCAAACGCCGGAATCAAGGGCAGCCAGGCCGGAACATCATTAAAAACAGCACTTGCCAGAATGTCGGCGCCAACAGCAAAACAGGCGGCGGCAATGAATAAACTTGGAATTTCTCTAACAGACAGTGAAGGAAATATGAAATCTTTACGTGAAGTTATGGGAGATTTGCGAACGAGTTTCGCCGGAATGAGCGAATCTGAACAGGCAGCAGCGGCAAGTACAATTTTTGGAAAGGAAGCTATGTCCGGTATGCTGGCGATTATCAACGCGAGCAAATCGGATTTTAATAAATTGACTGCAGCAATCGACGGTTCGGCCGGAGCCGCGGAACGGATGGCGGCCGTCCGTCTGGATAACTTGGAAGGCGATATAACGCTTTTGAAAAGTGCGGCTGAAGGGCTTGGAATTGAAATCTACCAGGGTATGAACGCGCCTATGAGGGAAGCGGCACAGGCGGCTTCCGGATATTTGACACAAATGAACGCGGCATTTCAGAAAGGCGGATTTTCCGGGATGGCGGAAGCGGTTGGGGATGTAGGCGCGGACGCAATAGCCAAAATAGCGGATCATGCACCGGAATTTATAGATATGGCCGCGACGCTGATCGATGGCTTTATTGATGGAATAGACCGGAATTCCGGCAAAATGGGGGCGTCTATGGGGCGTCTGATCGTTGTCCTTGCGTCGGCGGTTGTACGCCTTGCGCCGCGGCTTTTGACAACGGGCGCGGAAGTTTTGCTACAAATCGGGCACGGAATCATCCAGAATTTGCCGGAACTTGGATCGGCGGCCAGGGAAGCTATTTCATACCTTATGAACGCGGCAAAAGACGCGCTGGGAGAATATGTTGATTTCCTGGGGGATGATAGCATAGCGCCGTTTGAAAAGTTTATAGCACTAATCCCGGCGGTGGCGGCTGGATTTGCGGCTTTTGGCGGAATTAGCAGTATTTCAAAGAAAATATCCGGATTTATCGGAAGCATAAAGAAAGCTGGGAAAACGGCACCGCAATTTACGCAAGCCAGCAATGAAATGAGTGCGGCAGCGAAAAATATAGCAGCCGTTGGCGCTGGGCTTGCAATGGCGGCGGCTGGCGTGTGGTTACTGTCGGACGCGGCGATCCGGATTTCATCGGCTGGCCCTGCGGCACAAATCGGTCTTTTAGCAATGGCCGCTGGGGTTGGCGCTCTTATGCTTATTGCGTCAAAGCTGGGGCCGGAATTAGCATCCGCGAAGAATGGCCTGATCGCGTTTGGCGGGGCCATCCTTATGATTTCGGCGGGAATGTCGCTTATGGCATACGCGGCCACGCAATTAGCTGCGGCCGGGCCGATGGCATTAGCCGGGCTTGCCGTTATGGAAGGCGGCATGATCGCAATGATGGTTATTGCGGAATCATTCGGGAAGAAATTGACAAACGCGGCGCCTGGGCTTTTGGCTTTTGGCGCGGCTATTCTGATGGCGGCGGGCGGAATGTCACTTATGGCAGTAGCGGCGGCACAATTAGGATCCGCCGGAACCGGGGCAGTTGTCGCGCTGGGGTTTATGGTGGCCGGGCTTGCCGGATTTATGGCAATCGCGGCGGCAATGGGGCCACAGCTTACGGCGGCTTCGGCCGGCTTGGTTGCATTCGGTGCCGGAATCACACTGGCGGCCGCTGGCCTTTACATTATGGCACAAGCGGCGATCCAGCTGGGCGCTTCTGGCGCACCGGCACAAATAGCAATGGCAGCGCTGGCCGTCGGAATTCTTGCATTCGGCGCGGCGGCCGGAGCGTTGGCGCTTTTATTGCTGGCTGGTGCCGGGGCGTTGGCAGCATTTGGCGCGTCGCTGGCGGTTGTAAGTGCGGCGGCATTGCTGGGATCGGCGGCATTACTGGTTATTTCCATGGCACTTCCGGCGTTATCGGAATATGGCGCTTCTGGCGCGGTTGCTATCCTAGAATTAGGCGGCGCAATGACCGTATTTGCGGGCGGCGCGTCACTGGCCGGAGCCGGGGCAACAGCGGCAGGCCTGGGATTTGGGGCGCTTGCATTGGCAGCAGCGGCGGCGGATCTTGCATTTGCGCCGCTGGCCGTTGAAATGGCAGCAGTGGCGACGGCGATCGCAGTGATTGTGGCCAGTGCTGATACTGGCGCGGCCGGTATCAATTCTCTTTGGGAATCGTCGTCCGGGATGATTACAAGCATGGGGAAATTAGCCCTTGCATTTGCGCCGGTAGCGGCGGCAGTCGTACCTTTTACGGCGGTGGCTGGCGCTGGCGCGGCGGCTTCTGCGGCATTAGCGGCAGCATTGGTGGCGGCTGGAGCAGCCTTGCTTCTGGTCGGAACGGGCGCGGTGGCCGTTGGCACTGGTTTACAGCTTATGACAGTTACATTGATCGCATTCCGGGCGGCAGCGGTTACAATGGGAACATCCGCCAGGATGATTACACAAGCATTATTACAGACGGCAGCGGGGGCGGCGCCAGCGGCAGCGGCATTCCTAGTATTATCCCCGCCGATGGTAGCGGCAGCGGCGGCTTCTGGTGTCCTGGCGGTGGCACTTACGGCAACGGGGGACGTTTTAATGATAATTGCCGCGGGTTCGGCGGCGGCTGGGGCCGCGGTTATGGTTATGTCGGCAGCACTCACGGCGGCCGGAACGTCCGGAAACTTGACAGCGGCGGCAATGACAGCACTTGCGGCGGCACTTCTGGCCGTTTCCCCGCCACTTATAGCGGGAACGGCGGCGATTTTGGCATTTTCGGCGGCTATGGTAGCATTTACCGCGGGGGCGGCGCTGGCCGGAGCCGGGGCAGCAGCGGCGGGCCTGGGATTTGGGGCGCTTGCATTGGCAGCGGCTTCGGCGGATCTTGCATTTGCGCCGTTGACCGTTGAAATGGCAGCAGTGGCGGCGGCGATCGCGGTGATTGCGGCCAGTGCTGATACTGGCGCGGCCGGTATCAATTCCCTTCGGGAATCGTCGTCCGGGATGATTACAAGCATGGGAAAATTAGCCCTTGCATTTGCACCGGTAGCGGCGGCAATCGTACCTTTCACGGCGGCGGTTACGGCTGGCGCGGCGGCTTCGGCGGCATTGTCGGCAGCATTGGCAGCAACCGGGGCGGCCTTACTTTTAGTAACAACCGGGGCGGCTGGCGCTGGCGCGGCGCTTTTAGTAGCGGTGGCGGCATTCACAGCATTCCACGCTGGGGCGGCTACAATGGGAACATCCGCTTCCATGGCAACAGCAGCATTGACAAGATTTGCAGCGGCTTTTTCGGTTGTTTCCGCGCCGATGGCGGCATTTAGAACAAATGCGCAAACCACATTTTCCGGCGTGCAAATGGTTGTTATCACTAGCACAACGACAACAACGACACAATTTATTTCATTGTGGAGAACGGCACAATCCACAATAACGGCAACATGGGCTTCATACCGCGGATCGTTTGCCAGCGCATGGAGCGGGGTTCATTCATACGCTGTCAACGCGGCAAGAAATACGGCACAGCAAATCAAGGCAGCATTTGAACACATGACAATTACGGTTCCGCGGCCACGTTTGCCGCATGTATCAGTATCATATGCCACACAGGGATCCGGTGACGCACAAGTAAAAGTTCCGAATTTTTCCGTTTCATATTATGCAGCGGGCGGAATTATGAACGATCCGACGCTTTTTGGCATGGTTGGCGGCGAAGCTGGCCCTGAAGGTATTATCCCGCTGGATCCGTTCTGGAATCACCTGGATAGCGCCGTTTCCGCGGCCGTACAGCAACATTCAAACAATTCCGGGCAGCTTGGGCAGGCAATGCAAGACGCCGCCGGATTGGAAAGAATGCAGCAATCCGCGGCCGCCGGTGTGGATTCCAGGGCGAAAGAAGTTTACAGCGACATAACAAATAATAATACGGTGAACCGGTCAAATGATAACAGTTCGGCCGACAATTCACAGAAAGTTATCTTTTCACCACAAATTACGATCCAGGGCAACGCGAACAAAGAGGACGTACAACAGGCGCTTCAGATGTCACAGGCTGATTTTGCCCGGATGATGGAAGAATATAACTGGCAGAATGGCCGGGCAAGTATGGCACATTAAAAGGGGGCTGATGTATTGGACGAAAACAGAATGTATACAACGGTATCAGGCGATATGTGGGATCATATCGCCTGGCAGTTTTATGGGGATGTAAAATACATCGGCCTTTTGTTTTCTGGTAATCCGACACTTTTAGATATTCATGTATTTTCGGCCGGAACGAAAGTTTTCATCCCTGAACTTCCGGAAGATTACGATGAAGATATTCCAGAATGGAGATTATAAGCTATGAACGCTAGACAGTCCTATGTCGTAGTGAAATACAACGATAAGGATATAACAAGGACAATAACGGATTACATAGAAAGTTTCCAGTATGTAGATAATGCTTCCGGAAAGGCCGACACGGTAAAATTAAAGCTGAATGACCGAAGCGGGAAATGGTCGGGGAGCTGGATCCCCGTTCCGGGGGATAATGTTCAGACAACGATCCGGCTGACAAATTGGAGTTTGGAAGGGGATAACCGGAAATATAATTGTGGCTTTTTCATGATTGACGATTTGGAATTTTCCGGCCCGCCGTCCGTAGCTTCGATTGGCGGCATTGCAACGCCGATCCAGGAAGATTTCAATGTGACTGAAAAATCTAAAACCTGGAAAAAAACAACGGTGAAGGGAATACTGAAAAAAATTGCGCAATCCGCCGGGGTTGGGCTTTATTTTTCCGGTCAAGATTATCCGATTGATGAATTAGAGCAATCCGGAAAAACGAATCAAGCCTTTGCGTTTGAATTATGTTCTTCTTATAACCTGGCAATGAAATTGTATAACCGGAAAATCGTTGTATTTGATCAGACAGAATATGAAAAGAAAAAAGCAAGCCTGACAATCAAAAAAACACAGGTTGAAAGCTGGCGCATAAAAAAGAAAATGACGCGGGCTTATGACGGGGTACAGATCAGTTATACGGATTCAAAAAAAGATAAAACATTGACATATAAATTCTTGACCGGAAAAGGAAAACGAATCCTGAAGCTGAATGAATCCGCGGAAAGTTTACAAGACGCGGAGATTAAGGCAAAAGCCAAATTGTTAGAAAATAACCGAGCTTGCCAGACGGCCAGCATTAAGTTAAAAGGCGATACAAAATATGTAGCCAGTAAATGTTGCAACCTGGAAGGCTTCGGAAAGCTGGATGGGAAATATTATATTGATACCGTTACGCATGATAAAGATCCGGGCGGCGGTTATAATTGTTCACTTGAAATGCACTTGTGTGTGATTATAAAGGGCGTTACCGTTGCAAAGGTGGATTCCGGAAAGACGGTTAAAAAGGCGTCGAGTTCATCCACGGCCAAAAAGAAATATACCATTGTTTCCGGTGATACGTTATGGAAAATCAGTACAAAAGAATTAGGTTCCGGCGCTAAGTACATGCAAATATACAACGCGAATTCCGGAACCATAGAATCAGCGGCAAAAGCACACGGGCGATCGTCGTCCAGTAACGGACACTGGATTTATCCAGGAACCGTGTTAAATATTCCATAAGAGGGAGTGAAAAGAAATGTCTGATATAATCAGGGCTGGTTATATATCGGCCGTGAATTACGAAGATGGAACGGCACAAGTCGTATATAAAGATCGTGACAATTCAACGTCCCCATATATGCCGGTATGGTCGAACGAGTACAACATGCCGGAAATTGACACGCTGGTTTATGTAATTCACCTTCAGAACGGCGGCACAAGGGGGATGATATTAGTTCCGCCATACACGGATCAGAATAGGCCGGTAGAAGGGAAAAAGGGAATTTGGCGAAAAGATTTTGGGGATGGTTCCTTTATCCGGTACGATTACGAAAGCCAGCACATGGATATTATTTCACATTCCTTACACGTCGAATCGCTTGAAATCGGCGGCGATTTGACCGTTGACGGGGGAATTAAAGCAAAGACAATAAACATAACCGGAAATGTCCATATCGGCGGGAATTTGACCGTTGACGGCAGCTATCCGGGATAGAAAGGGCGGTGCAACGCATGATCGGTTATTTCGGGGATGTAATTTTTGAAACGAACGATCGCCGGATTTGTACTTTTAACGGCATGAAAAGAACAATTTCCGCTAACTATTCAGAACACAAGCGATATAAACAGAAATCGCAGCGGGAATTTGAGGGGCCGAAGAATCAGGATGTTTCTTTCAAAATGAAATTCGTCGCCGGTCACGGTGTAAAGCCCTGGAAAATGGTTCACGAAATAACGCTTTATTGCGAACAGGGGAAAGTTTGTCCGTTTGTGATCGGCGGCCACAAGGTAGGCGGCGGAAAATGGACGATTGACAGTATAGACGAAGATTACCGGGAAGTATGGAACCGGGGCGAACTTGTTTCGGTCGAAATTTCAGTAACGGCCACAGAATACTATTGAATTGGGGGGTGTTTCCGTGTTAGTTATTGACGGCGTACAAATTGTATTAAATGGGGCCTATGAAGTAGGATTGCGAAAAGAAATCCTTGACAAGTGCATGTTCCTTCTGACGCTGGTAAAAGGAACAATCCCCATGAACCGCGAAATAGGTTTAGATCCAGATATTATTTCACAACCGGCCTATATTGCACAGCAAAGATACACAATCAGCGCAATGGAACTGATAGACGAATTCGAGCCGCGCGCGGTTGTAGAAGAAGTATTGTTTGAAATGTCCGGCGGAGCCGGGAATATGATTCCAAAGGTGGTGCTAACTTATAATGGAAAATGAAATTCAAAAACTTTACAATTTACCGGAAATATCGTTCATAGAGGGAATTACTTATGAAGGAATTCTGGATCAAATGGTCGCGGACTATGAAACGAAGTATCAGAAAATAACGGGTCGGAAGATTACCCTTAGGCCAGGCGACAAAGAACATATTCATTTAAGGATTGAAGCCGGACAATATTATCAAATGTATCAAATATTAGATAATGCGGCAAAAATGAACCTTTTGAAATATTCAAAGGGAAATTTTTTGAGACATTTAGGGGCTTTCAAGAAAACTTTTATTCAGGAGCCAAAGCCTGCAGTTGTGAAAGCAAGATTTACACTTTCTGAAACAAGAAAAGATGTAATTTATATTCCACAAGGAACCAGAATCACGGCCGGTGACGGCGTTTATTTTTCAACCGATGATTATGCAGAGATAAAAGCTGGCGACTCCTTTATCGATATCGACTGTACTTGCGAAACAAGCGGAATAGTCGGAAATGATTATATTATTGGTCAGATTGGAATAATTGTTGATCCGGTTCCGTATGTTGCATCAGTTACAAATATTACGATATCGGAAGGAGGAACAGAAGAAGAGACGGAAGAAAATTTCAGGGAAAGAATATTTTTAGCACCTTCATCATATTCTGTGGCTGGCCCAGCCGATGCATATGAATATTGGGTGAAAGAATATAGCAGTGCAGCAATAGAAGATGTTAAAATATATGATCCGTTGGATTGTACCGTTGATATAAGAATTTTATTAAATGGTGGGAGACTACCTACAACAGCATTTTGTACAAATGTTTTGGAATACTTAAATAAAAATCCGTTAGTTCCATTGACAGATAAGATTTATGTTTCAGCTCCAGAAGTTGTAAATTACGTTTTGTCTGCAACATATTATATTTCACGTAGCGACATTGAAAATATAAGAATAATTCAGGAATCTATTGAGGAAGCAAAAGAAACATATTTAGTATGGCAAAGAACAAAGATTGGACGTGATATAAATCCAGATGCACTTACTGAGTTTGTCCGGGCCGCCGGTGCTAAAAGAATAGTAATAGAGTCTCCTGTTTTTACAGTAATACCAGAAACCTCGGTTGCAATGGAAACGGATGTGAATTTCGTATATGGTGGAATAGAAGATGATTAAGCTTATAGATTATTGCACAGAAATGGCCTTTCCGGTAGATATGAAATCTCCGGAAAGGATTGCTTTAGCATATGTATTTGACCAGCAAAAAAGAAAATTTTTAAATTATATAAAAAAAGTTTATTTATGGGCTGATATTAATAATGTAGATGAAAATAAACTTGATTTTTTGGCAACGGAAAATCGAGTTTTATTTTATGATACGAGTTTTTCATCTGAAACAAAACGCCGATTGATAGAAAATTCTATTTATTGGCATATGATACTCGGAACTCGTGAGGCTATGGAAAGAATTATTGATATTATTTTTGAAAATGAAAATACGTTAATCGAAGAATGGTATAAGTATGGTGGAACTCCCTTTCATTTTAGAATATTAATAGATTCATCCAATAAAAATGCCTTAATCGATATGAAAGATATAGAATATAAAATCAATCTATATAAAAGACTAAGCGCACATCTTGATTCAATTAATATACGAAAAGTAGTAAAGGGAAATATATATATAGCAAATAATATAGAAATTTTTGTAAAATCACATATAAAAGTGCACCCGTATAGAAAAACAATTAATAAGTCAGCAAAAATTAAAGTTATTCTAAAGAACATGAAATATATAAAAATACATTATTATAAAAGTTAGGAGGTATAGAAATTGGCGGGATCAATTTTAACAAAAAAGGGCATACAATTACTTGTGAAATTAATGGCAACACAGGGAATTTTAGAGTTTACACGTGTTTCTATTGGAACCGGCTCGCTTCCGAAAGGGTATGATCCGGCAAGTATGATTGACTTGATAAATTACAAAATGGATGGTGTGATATCAAGATGCACTGCTGATAATGATGTTGCAACAATAACAATGCAAATTAGCTCAATGGGCATTGAAACAGGATTTACAATGACAGAAATAGGAGTTTTTGCGAAAGATCCTGATGTTGGAGAAATTTTATATTCTTATTTAGATTTACAAGAAGATTCACAATATATTTATGCAGAAGGAGGAGAAGCAGAAAAATATATTGAAATAATACTTGAAGTAGCGGTAGAAGAATCTACCAAAGTAACCAATTACATAAATCCGGCTAGTCTGATTACAAGGGAAGAACTTGATAAAGAACTTTTAAATATTAAAGAAACATTTCGGAATGACGCTATTGATTTTGACGATTCTGGAGAGGGCATAGAATCTTTTGAAGATTTTATGTCCTCTTTCGTTAAAGGAACATCTATCTACAAGTTTTTTACAAACCTAAAAGCAGGGTTAAAATATGTCCTGCATTCCGGTCAGTTAGTCAATAGCGGAATGTGTGAGACACCTGGGGAGTTTCCGCTGGATGCAGCGTATGGGAAGACATTAACGGACAAAATTTCCCAATTATATAGTGATTTCAACAATTTCTCCCAGATTGTTTTAACATGTAACACAACCTTACGCGTTGACACAGTAATATGTAAGCAAAACAAACAATTTGGCTATGTAGAATGCTATGCG